GCATATGATGTGGGATACAGAAACGCTTGCTTAAATGCTATTAAAATAATTAATAAAATAACAAAGGAGCAAAAATGAGCGAAGTAACAACATATCAATATGGTTATACTAGCGAAAATTCAATCGCACTTATATGGCACATTGATGACGTAAAAAATGCTTTAAAAGACATGCAAAGTCGTGATTGGTTTAAGAAAAAATATGGAGATTCTGTAAAACTTACAGATGAAGAGTGCATGGATATACTTAGCGACGTTAAAAGGGGTCACGATGCTAGCTTGGGGGTGTCTTGGGATACCCTAGAAATATACATTGATGAATTTCTTATGTCGGAGTATTAACATGAAAGTAACAGTTGATAACAAAGACATTGCAATAAGTAAAAAATATATTGCTGAAATAGTAGGGCAATTATTTGAAGAGTCATACTACATGTGGAGAAGTGAATGGTTTAGGCAAGACGAATCAACACCAACTTTACTTGCTAGAAAAATAATGGCAACCGAGAAAATAGTTTGGAGAGCATTAAGTGAATATTTTAAAAATAATAACATATAAGGTAATTAATTAAATTAACAACCCAAAAGGAGCAAAAATGATAAACATAGATAGAGATAAATTTCAATCATACTTTGAAATACAAAATAAAGGCACATACAATATGTTAGACCCTCGTGCTAGACAATTAACTAGCCTCACAAAAGAAGAGTGGATGGAAATATTAAAAAACTACGATAAATATAAAGATAAATATAAATAACATATAAAAAGAAAGGGGTGTTGACGCACCCCTTTCAACAACCAACAACTAGCACTTTAAGACGGAGAATCGCCTATATAAAAGACCGTTGTTAAGTAAATTTAACTAATTTCACACCTAACCCACTAATACATTTTTAATATCTTTAATCGTAGGGTATATTTTATTATCTGCATCATCTTTCGATAACATAAATTTATTAGACTCCACCTTCTCTTTCTTCCACTCTTCTTCTTTGTCCATCACACCCAAAGGCGAAAACTTATAGCTGATGTTAGCAGGTACATCGTTCCAGTGTCGCAATTCTAGTGCTAGCTTTTCTATTTCTTTGAACGACCTGCCCTTCCCCAGTTTACCTTTTCTAGCATACTGGCAAATCTGCAATATGCCGTCTGTTATTTGATACACCTTACTTACGCTATTTTTTAGGTGCGCCCCTAAATGGTCGCGTTGGTCTTGATAGTCTTTTTTTAGCATTAATATTCCCCTTGTTGAGTACCGTAGGTATTTAAAAAACTAATTAATTCTTTTTTATTTTTAGGGGATTTTAAAATTTTAATCTCATAAGTAGCTGATTGAGCATAATCCCATTCACCACCGCTACCTTCATAAGTTAGGTCTTTACATTGTTTTTTTGCCCAACTTATAGCTTTTCTTTTATTAGTAAAAAACATTGTATCAATTAAATTATTAGAATCTACATTTATTAATACTTTGTAAATCATTATTTCTCCTTTTCTAGCTTCGCAGCGGGCGTCGCTGCGGGTGAGCTAGCAACAGCTTCATTTAGCTCTTTAAATTTATCACTAATTAGCATGTGTAATTGACTGTTGCTGATGTCTTTGCGTTTTATTTTTTCAAATATGTACAATACTTTATATTCAATCTCTTTCAACCTAGCTCTCTGCGTTTCCTGAGTTAACCTGATTTTAACATTTGTATAGATAAATGTAATGCAAGTTATAGAGAACACAACCATCATTAACCACCACGCATTTTTTTCGTCCATTGTAAATATTTCCCAGGTGTAATACAAAAGCTCCATGCTAGCTCCTTTTTTTCTTTGCGTTTTGTTGCTCTATATACCTATTAAACAACTCCCATTGAGCAACAGCAGGGGCGCCAATGTCACCAAAGTGTTTATCGTTTAGTTTTTCGACAAAATCTTTATCTGAAAGCTTGTTTAATTTTCTCATTAAGTATTTTTCGCCATATTCCGCTACTCGCCAATTAGGTAGAGAATGAAGATATAGACTTACAAATTCCTTTGTAAGTTTTTTTCTACTTATAGGTTTTTTTTTAGTTTTATTAGTTTTTCTCACTAGCATTCTGGGTCTCTCTGGATGCCTTTTTTCTTTTGCTGGTGAGCTGAAGGCGGTGCTAGAAAACGCTTCAGTCCTTTTTTAATTTTGGCAAAGAAAATATCTTCTTTACCAAGAAAATTATGTGGTATATTTTTCTTTTTATTAGGCATAATAATCCTCCGAAGGTTTCTTTAAATATTTTTTGGTATATGTCGATAAGCAATGCTAGAAAAAATAGCCCTATACACCAAAATATAAGGGCTAAGCCCAATATAAAGAGTTGGGCTATCCATTCTGATATGTTAACGATTATCATATTTTTCAATTTTTATATAGAGAGATGCTTTACTTATCCATTCACTTATTAATAGTCTGAATAAAATTTTCAATTCCTTATTTTGATTGAATTTCAAGCGATGATTTGTTTCAAACATCTCTCTAATGGATAGGCGTACATGGGAGATGCTATGCGGAGCGAATAGGTTGTTTGTAGTTGTGGGTAACCTATACAACATGCACGCCTTTATTTTTTTTTGTACAAAAAGAACAAGTTTTTCTTTTTTTCTTATATGTAGGAAAATCTTGATAATGTATCAGTTTATAGCTACTGCTAGTTCTCACAATTTCCCAACATCTTCTACAGTTTGTACAATATTTAATATCTTGGTCTGCCTTTTTCGCATCAAATGAATTACTTCTATTGTATTTTTTAGGGGCGTATTTATCATCCTTTTTCACTTCATTTGAAAGTTAATTTGTAAACAAGTGCCAACCATATCTACAATTAATGCTACGCCCCTAATGAGTTCGTAAGATTGTTTATCATTTTACTAAATTCTTGATTGCTAAATTCTTCACCAGAATCAGGTGTGCTAGCTTTTTGTTGCTGCGGAGCAGACCTTCTAGCAAGTTCCTGATTTACATGTTTTTTATCTTCTAATATCCCATCTCCACATTCACAAAGTTCGTATGTTTCTTCTTTAAATGTTTTTTCTATACCGCATTCTATACATTTATATTCAAAGCTAGTTATTTCAGGAGCTAACTTTTGAACCACTTTTGTATTGGCGATTAACTCATCGTTAAATTGCTCACCATGTAACCAAGTACTAGCCATAGGTATAAATTCAGGTTGTGTTCCACTTTGTTTCCAATGTTTCAAGTAAGACTTTAAGCCATTAATAATATCTTCTTTGGGGGTATTTGATTTTCTAAGCATAACATATTTATCCATTGCTCTTTTTCTGTTTTTCCCATTTGGATATAAGTTCCAAAACTCTTCCATAAATTCTTGTATAAACTCTTTATTTTTATTTCTTTTATTAGTTTTCTTTATTTCTAATTCTTTTTCTTTTTCATTAGAAGGCAATGGCGTGGCTATAGCCTCGCTATCATCTTTCTTATTCCATCTTTTCATTGCTCCTAGCTTTCCATTTTTACTATTTTTTTCCGCTCTCTTTTTCTGCTCTGCTCTTTCAACTTCTAATCTTCTGTTGTATAAACGACCATTCTCTTCATAAAAACAATGTTTTATGGCACTCCAGTCATTTTCAAAATCAGGATGTTGACCGCAAAGAACCTTTAATGTTCTAGTATCGGACGGTAGACTCCCCTCAATCCATTCCATAGCAAGCAAGGTAACATAGATTCCCCTTTGAGCCATTGTCATTATTTGTACATTTAAATCTGATAAAAAATCTCCTGCATAAAACATAAATGCAGGTGCTTTTCCATTTTTTCTTGGCATTTTTTCTCCTTTATTTATTTCTAATTACAATATCTGCTATTTTTACTGAGAAATGTTCTCGTTTAGGGAACTTTCTTAATAAAAAAATATATTTATCTGTAATAGATGTTATTTCACCACTAACAAGTTTAGATTCACCGTTTTCAACGATTGTTTTTGCAGTTACCGTATCGCCAATTTTATAATTGTTCTTTGATGTCATTTTCTATTTCGTGTCTTCTGTTTATGTGAAAATCCCTTTCTTCATCTAATTTTTCCTGACCGCTATTTCTGTATTCTTCATCGTCCGCTATAAGTTCAAGAAAATCTTCATATGGTAATACTGCATATATAGTGCCTCTATCTTCTTTAACAACTTGAAGGTCTACTACGCTAGTATCGGGTTTAATCCAGCTTGCTATGTTTTTCCGAACTTTGCATTGCACTCTCCAATCTTTATCAGGTGTGCTTAGTAGCACATCTACTTCTTCTGAATGCCCAAGAGATAATCCATTACTCCCATACGCTCTTTTTGAATCTATGTCGTATTCTTTTGCAATATTGGTTACTTCCCTTTCAAATCGGTTTCCCTTTTGTTTGCTCCTACTCGGCATAGCTATACTCCCGACAAAGGGGGCGAGGAACAGAAGAAATGCCCCCTTTGTTTTTATTGAGCCTATAACAACGCAAGAGAGTAATTATCTCCAACAACAATAGGTTCGTGATAAACGTATTTAGCGTACTGTGTAACTTTTCCCGTCCTAGAGTTTCTGTGGGTAACTTTTTGAGTTTCTATATTGTGTCCTTCTTGCCTAAGTCTAAGAATAACATCAGCAACTCTCGTAATGTGGAAGTCTTGTATTGCCTTCCACGAGGTAATGCTATTATTCTTCTTTAAATAGTCGAGTATTATATTCTTCTGTGTCATGACTAAAATGGCAAATCATCATCGTCTTCATCAACTAACGACATAGACTCTTGCTTGGTTTCTGTGCTTTCTTCTAGAGCAGGATTCATTTGCTTTTCATTCTCTTTCATTTGCTCAGTTGCTCCCTTAGTAATCCTAACCATAACTTCAGCGTTCGCCATTGATTTCCATTGAGCATTATCTGATTTTTCAGCTATCCACTTTAAATAATCTAATGGCAAATCTTTCCACTTTTCTCCCTTATGCTTTCCAAAGGGGACAGAGTTTTCTCTTCCCTTTTCCCAATCAATTTCATCATCAGTATTTGTTTCCTGGGCGGTCCCATTTGTGCTAGCACCATTATTCGCTGCGGGTTTATTTTGTTGGGAAATAGCATTTGTAACTTCATCAGCAGATGCAAATTCAGTTCCACCTAATCCTGCACTAGCCAAAGCTCTTCCTATTGCTGAAGTTTCACAGTTTTCTAATGCAGATGTTTTATTAATCATTGAACTATTGTAAACCTCAACGGCATGACCTGTATATGTGGAGCCATTTACGGTAACGGTAGTCTTCATCATTACTGTGCTTTCATCGTTGTGAAGTATTTCTGTGGTAATACTTTTCTCAACGTCTTTATTGTCTTGATGAAAAAGTTCTACTCGCTCTGCTACGGTGCGATAGTCTTTCCCATGTATTTTTACTGGCATATTATCTCCTTATTGTTGGTTGTTTGTTTTGTAAGAAAACGAATCTTCTTTTTCCTCAGAATATCCATCGGGAATATGTGCGGTTTTTTTTATATATTCTGAAATAGCTTTTTTATCAGGCTTTTCGGTAACCCTTGTCGGTATATCATGGTAATAGGAAAACTTTATTAAGTCTCCGTCATCCCCAAAGTTCTTTACGGTTCTTGAAGTCATTCTCAATGTTCCATTCGGCGTTTTTACTGTTTTTTTCCGTTTATTTTTAAATTCGTCCATCATATATCCCTCAAGGATAGTGGCTCTGTACTGTATTTGTTTTATTACGGATTCAATCTTTCTTTCGTAAAATTCTGCTGATTCCATCTGTTTTTGCTTTATATCTTCAATTTCTTTTTCTAGCTGATTAATTTTCCATAAAATTTGGTCTGCCTCATATTCTTTATATTCATCATTTTCTTTTTTTTCCTCTAAAGTATCGGAAAGCTCATCTAATACTATTTGCTCAATTTCACTCATCTTCTATTTCTCCTCTAAGTGCTAAGTGTTGGTTGTTTTCTTTTGGTGCAATTACCTTAAATCCTAAATTTTCTGCCATTCTGTTTACTGTTATATAGAAATTTTTCACATCCTCTTTTGTGGTTTTGTCTGTCCTTTCTATTCTCATTTTTAAAACGGCACTATCTTGAGGCATAATTGCCACTCCCTTTTATTATGTTGTTAAAATACATGCACCCTTCTAAACATTTAGAACAGTCTTTTCCTGCAAACCTACTGTCTATTTTAAAAGTTATTTTTCCGTCAATTCTTGTAAACATAACTCCTAAACATTTTCCCCCACTATAATTGGCACATTCTTTTCTTGCTATTGATTCTGCTTTTTTCATTGCTCCCTTTTAATTATTAGTTCTTTCACTTACGTTTCAGAACTAATAATTAAAGAGTAGCTAATGGTTTATATACTGTTTTATTTACAAAGTTTAAAAGCTCAGCTCGCATAATAATAAAATTCTTACCATTAGGCTTACTAGCCTTCAGCTTTCCCGTTTGTATATATTGTCGAATTGTGCCTTTTGAAACCTTTAGTTCGTCAGCAACTTGTGATACCGTTAAGAAATCATGCACTTATTACCCCTTTTGCTTGTATTTTTGTGTATGTTTGTGTATGTTTGTGTATGACATAACCTTATTTAAATCGGTTTAATAAACGTTATGTTAAGTTAATACACATTTACTTAATTTAAAACACTTTTTGTTATGAATATACAATTTATACTAAATAAAATAAAATTAGAACAAGAAATCTATTCGGATGCTGAGCTAGCGAAAGTCTTTAAAGTTTCGCCCGCTGCTGTGTCAAATTGGAAGTCTAGAAAAAGAATGCCTTTGTCAATTATTCAACAATACTGCAAAACGTACAACACTTCTGTTGCTGATTATATTGACAATAAATCAGAGGAAAGTGGATTTTTAAAAGTTTATAATAAAAAAATTGAGTTAAAAAACAAAAATATAAAACTCAAAGACAATCAAACGGAGTCAGAAATGGATAGTCAATATATAATTGACCTGCAAAAGGACAAAATAGAACAGCAAGAAAAAGAACTAGTGATGCTTAAAAATATACTTGAACAACAGCCGTTGCAAAAAATGAAATTTGATGATGTTCAAGCTGATATGCAGACAACAGTTGAGATGAAAAATATTTTTAGTCTGAAACCAATGGAGCGAAAGATATACAACATAGAAGGCATTGAAATGTTAGCAAAAAAATTAAATTCTTCAACTGACATAATCAGAAATCAGTATTTTTCTGAAAACAACTGGCATGTAACTGATAAACACCCTGTTGATAAAATTATTGATACTAAGTCTTTAAAAGAGTTGAAACGAATGACTCGAAATTTGCCTGCTGTTTTGGATTCTTTAAAATGGGTTGCTGGATTACATTATATGGTTACGCCTGTCAAATATGTAATTGGTGAACATTATTGCAATACTATATGTTATATTTTACTTGATTGGAAATCAAAACCTGTTAAAGTTTTAAGTAAATCTGTTATTATAAATGGAGATATAAATTGAGCAGGCTTTATCGCAGAGGAGATAGTCCAAATTGGTGGTACACAGAAGGCACTCCTCCTAATAGAATTATGCGAAGCACTGGGACCGCATCCCTCAAGCTAGCAAAAATCCTGAAAAAAAAGTGGGATGAAGAACTTTTTTTTAAAAAGAACAACATCCCACAGAATCAGCGTATGACTATACATGATGTATGTGAAGAGTTTAAGCAAAATATGATTTCAAAAAAAACAAAAGACCAGAGCATGGGTTACCTTAAACAAAAGTGTAAATATATTGACAATTTTAATGAATTTATGAAAATACCAAAAAACAGAAAAATGTTTACACAAGTAGATTCAAGCGATATAGATAGATACATTGTATATCGAATACACGAAGGTAATGTTTCTGCAAAAACAGTAGGGGATGAAGTACGAAATATTAAACTTATGTTTGAATTTGCAACAAAATATAAGTATTTTGAAAACGAAAACCCTGCATTGCATCCAGACATACCAAAGCATAACCCTAAAAAACGCATTCCAATACCCACGCAATATGTTTTAGAAATATTAAGGTCTAATAATATTTCAAAAAAAGACAAAGCTTATTGGAGTATTTGCTATTACACTGGGCTTCGAGCTAGCGATGCTGGGACTTTGACAAAAAACCAGGTACAAAAAGATAGAATATTAATTCACGACACAAATAAAACTGATGTACCTATAGAAATACCCCTACATCCAAAATTAAAAGCAATGAACATTGTTAATGTTTATACAAAAAAACAAGATAGAGATGACTCTACAAAGCGATTTAAAAAAGAATTATTAAAAATTGGATATAATGAACGCGCAGATATTCATTGTTTAAGACACACTTTTAACATGATGATGTTAACTGAAGGCGGCTTAAGCTCAAAAGATAGAAAGAAAATGCTAGCTCACAGCAGCGAAGCAACTACAGCGGATATTTATACTCATCAGGATTTTGATTTTATTGACGAGAAAATTCGTTCTCTTCCCTAAAATGTAACATAATTGTATCTGAGGTGTAGCATATTTGTATCAAGGTGTAGCATTTTTGTATCAGAACAAACCCCTACAAACCACTATAAACCACGCCAACCATAAAAACAAAAACCACCAATAAAGGGGGTTTGCCGTCATTAGACTTAGTTTATCGTCTGTACGCCCGGGAGGATTCGAACCCCCAACCTTCTGGTCCGTAGCCAAGCGAATGTATTGATATTGTTGAACTTAAAGAATATTGTAACATATTTGTAACTCGGCTTTTATCAATGTTACGCAAATGTTACAAATCCAACTTTTTTTTAAGTTTGTTAATTAAAGGAGTTCTAGCTTTGAGTTCTTGCCCATTATATAATGTGACTCCATTAAATATACTATGTGGTATAATTTGAAATAGTCCATTATTATCTTGGTAGTTTACTAATGCAAAACCTTGTTGCCAATCATTTCTTGGGCTAAATGCAGGCACAATGTTGGATTCGATGCGCGCAACAGTTCCTGGGGAATATGCTACATATGTTCTAATACCCTTTCGAGGATGCACAGTTTTTTGTGCCATTTCATGTCGATGTATATGTCCAACTATTTCAGAATTTCTTGCTTGAGCTAGGATTGCTTTCACAGTATCAGCGTTTCCTTTTCTAGCTACAGTGCCATGAGAAACACGCAAATTATCGTTTAGCCAATACTCACCAGCGGGATAAGGTGCTTTATATTCTACATCTAAATCATCAAGAGCTAGCAAAGTAGGAATTGTCATCTGAATCTTTTTTGGTTCATTAGCTGGTTTAAGGTTATATGCTGCGATTATATTTTTTGATATAGCCTTGCTCATTCTTAATTCGTGATTGCCTTCTAAATAAATCATGGTTTCGCAATGTTGCCTAAACTCCTTGGTCCACCAATGCAATTCGTTAATTGCTGGTTGTGTAGTAAAAAAAAACTCAGGAGAAACCAAAAACTTATCTGACCATTCAGGTAAATCCATCATGTCACCTAAATATATTATAGTGTCTGGTTTTTCTAGCTCAGCGACTTGCAAAACGCAATCAAGAGCTTGCCTATCATGAAAAGGGTCTAGTATTCCAGTTTCGGTATTTCTTCTAAAACCAAATTGAGCATCTGGTATAATAAGTGCTTTCTTAAAATTTTTAGATTTTTTAATGTTTATTTTAAAATTTTTAAGTTTTAATGGAGCTATTGGAGAAACATGTGGAAATTCAACTTCAACAGGCTTAATTCTTACCAGCCATGCTTTAACCTGAAATAAAGGTCTATGAATAATTGCTTCCGATGTTTTCATAGCCGTTTCCCATTTGTTGACTACATATCTATCTACTTTCCATATTTCTTTATCAACGTTGCAAGCTTGCAATAACTCGTCTAACGTTTGAGGGTTTTTTTCTCCTCTGTAATCTAAAATTGCATAATTGCCAACTACTTGAAAGTTTTTACCTGGTTTTTTGTAATCATCTTGTTCATCTTGAAAACTGTCAATATTTACACCTAAGTCTTCATTGTGTTCAGTTACTGTGTCGTGTAAACTTTTATTAGGACTAATACCCAATTTACCGCTTCGTTTTAAAGTTCGGATTTTTTCTGCGTTAAAAATTTCACCAGGATATTCTGAATTAAGAATTGAGGCTACCTTACTATATGTATAGCCTTTTAAAAGAAGTTTAGTTGCCCTGTCTTTTTTTTCATGAGTCCAAAAGACAGCTTTGCTTTTCATAAATTAACCGTATTTCAAAACAATTTTTTTAAAATGTTCTACCGTACCAGCACCTTTTGCGGTATTATACCAGTCTTTCCAATACGCAGCTTGTTCGTCAAGTGTTTTTGGCATAGAGCGTGGAACTCTCCAATAATGAAGTCTGCATGCCACTATTCCAGCAATAAGATTAGTTGTTAATATATTTTTCCACTCTTCCTCTTTTGGATTAGTAAAAAAACTCCAATCAAGATAACAGATTTCAGCAACCTTTTTTAAAAGCGGTTCTCTATATTGCAAATAATCATTACAAAGACTTACCATTACCCAAGGTTCGCATTGCCAATGTCCTCTGGCTATGTTTGAGCCTCCTTTTTGCATAATATATTGATATTTAGATTCAACTAATCCAGTGCGGTAAACTAACATTTGAGCATCGTGGCTAGCGTACTTAGAACCCATTTTTTCAAGAGTGTCTTTAATTACTGTTAGCATCTGTAATGAATCAATCATTATTTTTTTTCTAATATTTTTGACATTACACCAGCAACTAAATCTGTACCCTTATCAATAACTTTTTCAAAAAAAACTTGTTCTGCTCGTTCATTGAGTCCTGGTAAGTTTACTTTTTCATTGATAGCAGTTGCCCATTCTTTTTCAAATTCTTTTGATTGAATAGTTTCAATTATATAACTATTAATTGCGCTTTTTAATTGAGGTACAGATGCTTCTGCTTGTTTGGTTATTTCGCCTATTACAATCGCTTTTATATCCATTATTTATTTCCTTTTTTTATATTCATTAGTAACAAAATAATTGAAAGAATTGCTACTACGATTTGCAAAGATTCATGTATTTGGGTTAATCCTATTGCGTAGTTACTAAAACTAATTATCGCTACTTTCAAACTATCCATTAATGCTTTCCATTTATACGACTTAAATTCCCTTTAACTTCCATAAGAATTGCTGATTGGTCATTTAATTCTTCTACTAGCTTTTCGTGACGTCTATCTCGAGTTTCATCTGATTTATTCCATCTATCTATAAGCTTTATAATCATGCTTTCCATGTTTTCTAAAGTTTCACTTTGACCTTTGTTTTCAACTTTAAGATTTTCTAATGTCTCTTGTTGTCGAGCGGATTTGTTAGAAAGAGATATTACAAGATAAACAAACATTGCACCTACAACGCCAATCATTCCTGCTTCTCCATATATAGCCATGAAATCCATTATTTATTTTTAATACATTTTGTTAATCTTTTTAAAATTCTATTTGAAATAGTGTTTTTTCCTATATTTCGAGCTAGCATTAAAACAGCTTGACTTCTAATTATTGATTCTTGTGCTTCGCTCATTTTTTCTTACGTTTACCCCAGCTTAAAGGATTAATATTAAATTCTTTTTCATAAAATGCTACTTTTTCTGCCAACTCTTCTCGTTCAATCCGTTCTTCCACGATGTGCTTATCAAGTAAGCTCCCAATTTGTTTAGTTTGAGTAACAACGCTATTTTCCAATCGTCTAATTCTTGCTTCAATTTGCCAATACCCATAGACCAATATTCCAATGAGAACACATATTTGACCCAGCCATTTAAGATTAATGCTAACAATGGCATTATCATCAAGAATAGCAGTACGATAACTTCTAGCGGTATTTGGTTTTTCATTCATACATCTCTTTAATTTTTACCTCTGTAGTATCTTGTGATTTATCAAAAGAATACCCCATAACAGACCAACCCTCACATCCTAAAGAGTTAATCAATATAAATGTAGCGAACAGAAAAGTTGTAAGACGTATTAGGCTTTGAGTAAACAACCTTAAAATCTCCATTTTTTAATTTTTTATTTTTTTTATTTATAGCACCATCCACCATGCGATACCCGTTTCTACTACAATATCAGCCATTGTATTGTATGCCCATCTTTCTTTAGTAACATAAGGCTTATAATTCTCTATTATCCATTCAAAAACTTCCCAAGCTATACCTATAATTAATACGCCCATTACACACCAGAAATCAGACCAATGTAACCATTGAAAAATTTTACAGAAAAAAGCACCTGCTGCAATATGATAAGCGGTCCAACCATCTAACTGTCCTGTTTTTAATTGCCAATGCACTAATGTTGTTAAAGGGCTTTTCATAATTCTGTTATTATTGCATCAACTAATTTATGTTTTCCGACTACCATTCTGCCTTTTCCCCCTCCGTGTTCATCATCGCATTTATCAACATATGCCTGTTCAATTGTATTCCAATTATCGCTACGTTGTATTATGCTTCCATTAAAAACAAGGAAATATGTTTTACTTGTAGGATAAGTCAGGGTCTCTTCTGTACCATCTTTAAATTTCTTTGTTCTAGTCGCACCTGGAGTCGTATTTCTATACAACTTCAAATCATGACCCTGAGAACTTTTCCTTATTAACATCAGTTTGCTTCAGCCTCCACTACTTCAGGCTCTAAAGCTTTTTTAAGTTCCATTACACCTTTCTGATGTTTTTCCACAAACGCTTTTTCACACTCAACTAATTGCTGACGCATAAAAGCATTTGTATTCAGTTTATTTTGAACATCACTTACATGATTTTGATACATAGCAACCTCAGCAGCTAGCTCTTTTTGTGAATCAGTCATATTCTCGATAACGTATTCTTTGCCATCAAGATTCAAGACTGGCTTTTCTTTTTCTTTTTTAGCCATTATTGACTCCTTGTTTGTTAATCTTTATCTGCCCATGCTTTTTTAATTTCATCTGTCCATAATGAATTAGCTAATGCTTTTAATTCATCGCTTTCAGCACTTATATCTGTGCTTGGATTAAATGATTTTCTTTTATAAGAAAATGATATTTCTTTACCATCTTCAAGTATAGACGTTTTACAGCGTTCTTGAATAATTTTATATTCACCACGCACTTCATAATCGTATGTTTCTTTTTTTTCTAAAGCCATTTTAACTCCTTATTATTTCCACTTAATTATCCAATTAAGATGTAAAATATGTTAATGTAACAGTTACTTCATCATTTGTTGCAAATGAACCAGAGGCAAGAGATGACTCCACTCCATTATCTACAATTTCAACTATATAAAAATATTGTGTTCCTACTACTGCTTTCGCACAAGCACTAACTACATTAGCACTGTAATCAACATTTCTTGTTTGAACAGTTCCAACAAACCTATCTCCTGTTTCAGTTTGGTCTGCTACTGCAAAAGGTAAACTAAATCTTAAGCCTCCACTACCAGCAGAAGATAAATCATTTATTTGAAGTTCACCAGCGACAGTAACTTGTCTACCAATTTTTGTATACGTTAAAGTATCTCCACCGCTTTGCAAAGTAAATGTTCCACTATCATCTGTTCCAGAAACAGTGTGGTCACCTTCTTCGTAATCGTCTAATACATTTGCTCCACTACTTGACGCTCCACCTAAGTTTATATTAGCACAATGAACTGTAGCACCACTATCCTGTGCCATATAAACATCAGTAACATCATTGTTACCAAGTACTACTGAATTGTTTACTCCAAGAGTAATTCCACTTCCAAATGCATTTCTGTTTGTTGCACCAGCATCAGCCACATTTGAATCTTTACCTACAATAGTATTTGTAGTTCCTCCAGCAATAGTACGACCAGTTGATGAGCCTACAAGTGTGTTTGAAGTACCAGTACTCATTGAATCACCTGACTGAAATCCTATAGCAGTATTATGTCCATCAGCACCAGCATTGAGAGTAAACAAGGCTTGTGTTCCAAAAACTGTATTCTTACCATGCCCATCTTCATTCTTTAATGCCTCATAACCAAAAACTGTGTTATTTGTACCCGAAGACAACGCAATACCAGCCTCATATCCTACAACTGTGTTCCTTTCTCCATCCGTTAAAGCAGTTAATGATTTATATCCTACTGCTGTATTACCGGCACCAGAAGTCAATGCAGTAAGGGCATCGTGACCAATCGCAATTGTTCCATCTCCAGTAATTGCTCCATCTAATGCAGACTTACCAATAGCAATACATTTATCTGCTCCATTTATTGCTCCTCCTCCTGCATCTTCGCCAATAAAAATATTATAATTTTCTGCATCAAATCCATCTCCAGCTCCTTTTCCAATACAGACATTTCCTTCACCAGTGGTGATTGCCGTACCAGCCGCATAACCTAAAGCAACATTACCATCAGCAATAGTTACATCCTCTAAAGCAGAATCTCCAACTGCTACATTATTATTAGCTCCATTACAAGCACCCGCCCCCATAGCAAGATTACCTATCGCAATATTTGAAGCACAGCCTGAACCTGTATGAGTACCAGCAAACGATTGTCTTCCAATTGCTACATTTGCAGTGCTATCTGTGTGAGTGGTTTGCCCAGATTGATGACCAATAAAAACATTACTTGCTCCAGTTGTCACAGCTCCACCAGCTTTATAACCTAAAACAGTATTTAAACCTCCAGATGTAAGTGCAGTAAGGGCATTATATCCAACAGCAACTGTTCCATCAGCCGCCGCATCACTAATTGATGCTAACGTAGCAGTTCCAATACCTACCAAATCAGAACTATTATGATTATTTCCAGCAGACCTTCCAATTAATACATTTTCGTCACCGCTAGTAATATTTATTCCTGTATATGAACCTATTGCTACATTTTTTGCTCCTGAAGTCAAACCACTCAATGCAAGATGTCCTACTGCTGTATTCTCATCTGCATCGGCATCATTACTTGTATCTGCTACTTGATGCCCTACAAAAGTGTTCATTCCAGAACTACTATGAATAGTATTACCAGCTTGATAACCAAAAATTGTATTGGTTGCCTCTCCACCATTATTACTAAGTGAAATTCTAGAATTAGCATCTATTACAAATTTTGTTGCTAAACTTGATACACTTGCATGAGCAGGTGCTATATAAAAATAATGTTTTCCACCATGTTGCTCATATAACATTGATTCATCGTTTGCTACAGTATCCCAACTGCCATCAGTATGTCTAAAAACATTGTTACCAATATATAAAGACTTATCTGCACCAGCAGTTGTGTTTGAAAATATAAGACCTTGACCACCAATTTGTAATGAACTGTAATCTGCATGAACTGGCGAAGGACTTGCATTACCAATAGATACATTACCAGCACTACTAATAGACATTTTTGAATCGCTTTTATTGATTATATCTGTTCCCGATACAGAACTGGTGCAAAAATGCAATGTTCCACTTCCATTTGAACTTGTAAATTCGTGTACTATACCAGATTTTACATAATTATCAGCAGAGCCATAACCAAATCCAAGACCAATAGAATCTCCAGTTGGGTCAAGGTCTGCATTACCACCTCTAATTAATAATTGTAAATCCTCATTTGATGAACCACCTGTACTGTAAATTTGTACAATGTCTACTTTTTTTTGTGGTGAGGTTGTTCCGATACCAATATTTTGAGCCGTATTAATAGTTAAAACAGGTCCACCACCATGGTCAATTTTAAAGTTATTAGAGTCATCTCCGTAGACTCCAATAGTGGCAGTTCTTACATCATTTTTAAAATCTAACTTCGCAATTCCACCTGAACTTGTATCTTCTATTCTTGCATTTGCAGTATCAGCTAACTTGATGTGAAAATTCACTTCTGCTGTATTGCCCACCCCAACTCGTGTATTTTGCGTATCCACGACAAACACATCCCCAGAATCTGAGTCTTTTCTAATTAGTAATGCTTCTGTATTGGTGACATCTATTGTAGATGTGCCTTGTATTACTTCAGAAAGCGTTAAACCAATCCCGCCCGAAACAGTTAAATCTCCATCAATAGTAACGTCTCCAGAAATTGTACCGCCTGCACTGAAATTTTTTGATGTATTATTAGTTATTGAACGAAACATTTTATACCTCGACTAATCTTAAAGTTTTAGTTGCAACTGACGTAACTTGTTTAAAATGAACTGTTATTGCAGTTGTTGCGCTAGCTTTTAATCCATTAGGAACGCGAATGCTCATTAAAGTTTGTGCTGGTATAATTACATCATTTGATGTAGAAATTGTATCGCTTGTTAATTGGTCAAAACGAATATAAACATCTGAATCTGAATAGATTAAAATTGAATTAGTATCTGAGGATAAAGTTTTATATGCGTGAGCTGCGCTAGAAATAGTTAGCGCGCTAGAAACGGTCCAACCAGCGGATACATCTGCGTTTAAAGATTCGACTACACTTTTTTGGTGTGACTTAGATGTCAAATAGTTAGCCATAGTATTCTCCTTGCTTGTTTGTGCGCCTTACCGCCCGAGAATGGCTGACATGGGCGCATCAATTATTAAATATAGGAGAATTTAAGGAGGAATGTTACAAAAATGTTACACTAAAATGAAGGAATTACTGCATATATTCATTTAAAATTTCATTCACTGTTCGTGGTGGAATTTTACTTCTTATTTCTTTTAAGTAGTTTTCTCTATCTTCTGGAGTTTGAAATTCACCACTTATTTCTTTAGTTTTCATAATTGCACTTGGAACAGCTAAATCTTTTGTAAATAAAAGCTTTCTATATGTATTAATATATTTTTCTTTCATTTCATTAATTTTTTTTCTTCGTATTGCTGGAGGAATTTTTTGGTATTCTTCCGTTTGTATTATTTTTGATAAAAAATTATACAGCTCTTGCCCAGATGCTTGAATTAACGCATGGTGTTCTTTTGGAGTTAATTTTATTTTTGCCAAATCAGAAGAAGTGAAAAATGCGCTAGCAGGTTTAAAACCTTTTCCCTGGTCAAAATAAATTTCTTGTATTTCTTTATATACTGGGTCATTTTTGGGTTGTGTTTCCCTCCATGCTAGCAAACCGCCAACAGGGTCTGGTTTAAGAATTTCATTACCAAATGGGTCTAAAGCTATTAAGTTGCTACCTTCTATAAACCAAGGCAATATATTTTCTGCTTGGCTTTCTAGTATTTCTATATAATTTGTATTTTCGTCGTAATCTGCTAACTTAAATCTTCTTCTTCTTTTATCGTCAACAACGCTAAGCCATTGCCTATATGTACCTGGAACTGTCATTCCAGCTCCAAAGTTAAACAAAAAATCTAACCAATCTTTTCTGCCGTGCATTGCTTTAAATAAATCTCCAGTTCCTGCAAGGAATGGATTTTCTGCAAATGACTTACCTAGCTCAAAGGTTACATCCTTTACCATATTTCCATATTTTTTTATATTTTCATCACTAGCATACGCATCTTCTTCAGTTCTCTGTAACGCTTCAATTAACGTTAAATAACTTGACATAGGTTCAAATCCACGATAACTAACCCAATTCCCATCTGCTAATTTTAAAGCATATTCTTGCTGACCATCTACAGTCCTCATATTTCTTTCCTCTGCGGACATATCTGACCAATCACCCGTAAGGTTGCCCATAGCGTTTTCAACTAAAAATTCGTTTAATAAATACATAGTACCAAGACCAGTAGATATTTTTCCGACTTCAGTTGCTAGCTTTCTACTTCCTGCACCCTCTCTGCTAAAAGCTTCAACTAAACCTTGCCTAAAATCTTTCATAAACACATTAAGAGGAGTGTGTTCTAGCGTATATTTAAATAAATTGCCAGCAGTGTTAAAAAATGGAACTAGCATTTGAGTTACCGCAGCTCCTCTAGTATTTCCAGTTCTTAATTTATTTGCCCAAGCACCAATACCTTTTAGTTCTCGCTGAAATGTTACATATTCTCCATCTTTTCTAGCTTGCTCTATAAACTTAGCATCTAAAGATTGTGTTTCTATAATTTCATTTGCTCTTTGTAAAATTTCTGTTTTTGTTTTATAACCATCTTTAATTGCCTGTCGAACAGCATAGCGGTGCATATAGGCATTTGTCATAGGAACGCGATACATAATATCAATCATACCTTGCGCTCTTTGTGGTGTTCTAATAATTACACCTTTTTTACCCTTGATGTCTTTATAAGTAAACCCTTCTCTTTGAAAAAACGGGCTTTCTCGCAATGCGCGGTCATTTTCCATTAACATATCATACAATAAATTGCCTGTTTTTCTAAATCCCGCACGGTAACCAGCAAACTGAGCGCCAATTTCTAATCTATTCATTTGATTAGGACTTAAATTTCCATAATAACCATTGGTTAATTCATATAAAGCACCACTTGTTTTTCTGATTAAATAATCAGCACCAAATTCAAAAGGCATTCTAGCATAGGCATCTACGCTAGACATTGTGTTTCCTGCAAAACTTCTTATTATAGAAGAACCTGTTGCTAGCTTCATGTTTCTTCCCCATTCTGCTAGCTTAAACAATCTACTTCTTTTTACTTCTTTACCTTCATATACATCTCTCATTAATTCAATTAATGTAGCATCATTATTAAAAAACTGTTCATATTCTTTCCAGTTTCGTATTCCCTCTGCTTGTAAATCTCTTAAGTTTCTTAGCGCTCTTGAAGGTTCTGATATATATGATTTAGTTGCTAAAAGTGACCTTATTAATAAATCTCTAGTAGCTGGACTTCTATCTTTATAATATTGTTCTAAAAGAGTAGCGCCAGTATGTATGTGACCTGCTTGAAGTTCTGGCAATGCCTCTACCGAAAGTTTTCCAGTCTCAAGCTCATGGAATACTTTTGCCATATTGTTTTTTTCTCTAGTACCTCTTTCAATGTCTGCAAGAGTTCTAGTTCCTTTTGCTTTTGCTGATTTTTCTCCACCAATATTATTAGTTAAGCTTTCCATCAAATCGACTTGGGATAATTTTACATTATTAGGTTCTTTGCCACTTATAATATCAACTCTTAAATTGTCAAAGTATTCATCCCTAGTCCTTGTAGCCGTTCTCGTTCCTCTAACCTCTCCTTGACTTTGAGGTAGCTCAGAATTTATTTCATTTGCAAGAACTTTCATGTTTTCTATTGCAGTGTAATCGTACAGCTCTTTAAAATTATCTCTAACATGATTTACCAATACTTTTGGAGCGTTATTTTCTTTCAAATAATTCATCAAGGCTTTTTTAGTCTTCTTTGCGCCTGTATTACCTTTTTCCCATATAAGGTTTATATCTCTCGCAAGCTCTCTATTCATTCTATCTATTTCAATTCGTTCTTTTTGCGTTCTGCCTACATTTCTACCTACAGAACCTTTTGCAGTTCTTCTAGAAAGATTACGAGCTACATCTTTCATTAACTCTTTGGTTGTTTTTAGTTTTTGAACTTCAAGCTGAGTTTTTTCAATTAATGAAGTAGCTGCATCAATAGAGTTTGCTAATAATTTTTCTCTAGGTGATTTTATTCCAGTTTCAAGATTTTGTTTTTTTAATTTTGTTAATTCAAAATTATTTATTTCAGCACTTCTTGTTAGTTCAGATATTTGAGCTTCATATTTTTCAAGCAATATATCTTCATTTTGGATTCTTCGTTTTAAACTTCTTGGGTCTCGCATTTTACCAACAATTTCTGTACTAGCTTCTTTTTCAATCTTTGCACCAGGTCTCTTTGTTGCGGTTATAGGTAGCGGTTGTTCTTTTGTTTTCTTAAAAATTTTAACTATATAATTGCCATTCTTTAGTTTTCCATAGTTAGCAACAACATTTTGTCCTACATATTCGCCTAGCTTTTCTTCTATATAAGCATCAACTTTTTCTTTTGAATTGTATCTTTTAGCAGGTTCTCCTTTTATTGGTTCAAGGTTTTTTGCTTTACCTAAATCTGAAGATTTTTCTATTTTTATTTCTTGAACAACCTCCGCAGGACTAGACTTTACTTGTTTTTGTTTTTGTTTTTTTACTTCTTTAGTAATCGACTCTACTTTTTTCTGAGCTTTTTGAACTTCTTTTTTAATTTTATTTGTTTCTATTGTTGGACTAGGTATGTCTCTTTCAAGATTTATTTCAGTGGATTCTGTTTTTTGCGTTTTTTGTTTTTTTGTTTTTTTAGCAACAGGTTTTGTATCTAGTTTTAATTCTAATTGTTCTGAAATAACATTTGCTTTTTCAACCTTTTTCTCAACTTCCCATTTTTCTAAATAATCGGTAAGTATTTGATTGTTTTTTACAACTTCTGCTTTTTCTTTTAGCTTTACATTTTTCTTTAAAGTTTCAACCGCTGTTTTCATTTCTGGAGTTACTTTTCCCATAGCTGGTCTGTCATTTGCTAGCTCTACAACATCTCTAAACTCTTTATTTTTTTCAATTATACTTGAGTTCTTTTTTCCTAAGTGCGTAAGCCCACTTGCAGCAAAATATGTGTAAACACCTCCAGTATCAAATATGTGTTTTTGAGCATCGGTTCTCATTTTGTTTAATTCATCCCTTGATAAATCATAACCAGCTAAAGACATAAAAGGACTTAAAACATCTAATGTTCCCGTAGCTAATACTAAATTATTAAATTCTTCAGGGATAAATTTTAATAAGCCAATTACCGCTTCTTCTGGAGTGGCAATTAAAGAAGTTGGAATATCAACAGCCAGTCCAATCATTTCAAAAGGAAATCTACTTATAGCATTAATTCCTAATTCAACTACTGGTTTTAAATTTTTTAGTTCTCTTGATTCCCACATAGGGTCATCAAGGTCAGTTAGCCATTTTCCTAAATCTTCTACATTTTCTTGAATAAATGGAGCAATTTGAGTTCCGCTTAAACCAAAAGTAGGAAACTCTTGCCTTTCCATTTCTGTTACAACATCGGTAGCACTTGGCTCTGCTGTTTCAAATTGAGGTTGAAAACTTTGCAAGTTATTAATTAATTGATTGCTCTGTTGCAATGTCTCTTGGCTTACTGTTTCTTGACCATCTTCTTGAGGTGTATAGTTAATATTAATAGCAGTTGAATCTCCACCAGACTCTGCTAGCATAACTTTTTTAGCTGTTTCAGGGTCGTCAAATGATTGATTAATAGAATCTAATACATCGACTGGAACTCCATAATTATTTACAATTTGCTCATCAGTGATTTCATCAAAATCTTTATGGCTTCCTTTATTAAATGCTACCCAATTATTCCAAGAACGAGGGCTTTTTTTCTCAATATGTGATGCTAGCGCAATATTTTCAGCATTATTTAAATCTGCAACAGGCTTACCAAACATAGACATTGATGTGTCATTCCAAACTTTATCGTTTATTTGAAAATATCCATAATCAGAGCTATCTACTTTTTGATTTGTTTCGTAATTAGGATTTGTAATTTGGTTTAATACAGCAGAAGACGAATCTGGATTATCTAATTCGTTTTGTAATATTTGGTCAGAACTATCAGTTGTTGTAATTGAAACATTAGAATCACTAGTAAGTTGTTGCTCTTGCGTAACGTTTTCTTCGTTTACTTTATTATAAAACGTAGCAGAATCGCCAAAAACCTCTTCGTTTCCTAAGTAATTTCTAAGTTTTTCTGCTTTTTCTGGGTTTTTTAATTGCTCAGCAAAAACATTAAAGTCTCCAAAAACTTCTGGGTTAGGGTCGTTTTCCTGTAAATAGTTAAATAGTTTTTGAGCATTTTGAGACATAACTATTCCCAAAAACTTCCTTTTATAGTTTTAGAAGTATCAGGATTGTTTATTGTCCCATCTCTTCCAAACTTTCTTGCAATGTCAAAATTATATTGCATTTTATATGTCATTCCCAAATGAGAATCTAAATTTTTTGGTAAATATTTTTGCTCTAATTCAAACCAAAAACGAGTTTGTTCCATATCTACTTTAAGGGGGTCATATGTTCCTGGGGGATACTTTTGTTCAAATTCTTCTACAATTTTTTTAAAATCTGATTTACCTTTCTTACTAAAATAATACTTAGCATCTTTTTCTGTTGGGGGGTCATTACCACCGCCTACGTCTGGAAATTCATTTTTTAAATCTTGTAATAATTTAGAATCATCTCCTTTTTTGACCTTAGAAGCACTAGAGCTATCTAACTTTTTTTCTTGACCATATATATCAAAGCCTTTTTCAACTAATTTTTGTTCTATATAATCAAGTTGTTCTTGGTCTGTATTTGTAAAATCCTTAGGTATTATGCCTTTTTCTATCATTATTAAATCTTCAATATCATAATTTTTATTTTTTCTTTTAATTAATGTTTTGCGTTCAGCAACCATTCTCTGAATATCTTTATTTTCTATTTCTTTTTTTCTTTTGTCTTTATCTTCTGGTTTAAACCGAGTGTCACTAAAACCTGTGTATTGATAAGACTTTGGCATACCAACTTCTATATCTTCTGGGGTTTGGGTATAATCTTTACCCATAAACTGACCTTTATATATAATGCCGTCTTTAGTAAAATCTTCAAACTTAGGTTCTTTTTCTTCTTGCTTTTTTGACATTAAAGTTCTCATTTGACCACCTCTGCCAATTTCTACTAAATTGCCGTCTACAGTTCTGTATTGAGGTTTATTCATTTTTTGCTCAGCTTCATAATACTTTTCACGCTCACCAGCTCTATGTGTTAAGTATGTACTTAATAAATCAGTAAGCACATTTGCATTAAATACTTTTTCTCTATATGCCATTATATACCTCTATGAATATTGATTAAGAGCTTCTCGTAATTGAAACAATTGGTCTGATAACTGTTGCTGTGACCTTGTTTCTTCCATTCCTAATTGTAAGTCCGCTCTTTCTTGACCTATTTGTTTTTGCCTAAAAGCTAAATCGCTAGCAGTTAGATTTTGCCCCATAGATTCATCTTTTATCCTTTGTGCGTCTGCTGTTTGTTCTACCGCTCTTCTTCTTTGCTGTAAAGCAAACATCTCTTGAGGATTGTTTACTGTTGCTAAATTAGCTCTACTAACTCTAGCATCAGATTCAGAGCCAATATTATAAGAACTTGTTAAAAAGTTCTCTAAACTTGATAAATAACCTTGTCGGCTTCCTGCTTTTGCAGTCCTTCCTTGTGCTAGTTCTGTTTCTCTAAGTGCCTCAGTAAGTTCATTTTCTCGCTGATTAAATCCTCGTAGTCCTTCAAAATATTCTGTTAAACCTTCTCTTCTACCTTGAATGTCTTGCATTTGTTGCTGTATTGCAGTCCTAGCTTTTCTAGCTTGGTCTGCTCCTTCTGTAGAACCAAAAATTCCCCAATCGCCTGCTGCTGGATGCCATTTACTTGCCATAATAAACTCCTATTTTCTTCTCCTTAATGATGCAATTCCACCCATTAAGCCTAAACCAAGACCTATTGGTCCCAAACCTGCTAATGTTGCCATTCCGCCAAGACTTTGAGATACATTTCCTATATTTGCACCTTCTTTAGCCATTCCTTTTGCGCCTTTTAATGTTTGTAAAATTCCACCAACGCTACCTAATGCTTTTTGACCTAGACCTTGTTTTACTGTGCTAGCTCCAGCCAAAGGGTCGTTAACAGGAACTTTTTGTATCATATCTCCCATAGGTCCTTGAATTGGAGATATATTATTTGCCGTGCTTGTTACTGCATCTAGTGGAGGAAACATAATTGGATTTGCCTTGCTTCCTTGAATTAGTGGATTTGTATCTTGCATTAGCTCATTTGAAGGCAAAGTGCTTGGTGAAATACCTTTTGCAGCTTGTTGCATTATATTATCTGGTTTCGATAAAAGAGTATTTTGCAATCCCTCTCCAGAAGTAGCATCTAAAAACTGTTGAGAAACCTCAGGAGATTTAGGAGAAGATAAACTTGGTGAAGGTGTTGTTAGACCCATAGAATTATATGCGTCTTTCTTACCAAACGGTGAACTAGAAGATTTTCCAAAATTTTTTGGAATATTAACTGTTCCAGAATCATCTTTAAACTTTAAACCTTGAAGCCCAAATGTTTCTCTTAGCCCTATTGGTTGTTCCTTACCTGACGCTATAAGATTTGAACCTTGCTCCATATATTTACCCGCACTTTGAGGGTCAGACATAAACTGTGTAAATTTTAAATCAGGATTTGCTCTTTTTGCTAACAAAAAATCTCTTCTGGCTTTTAAAGCATTTAAACCTAATTTTCCACCAGATTTCCAGCGTTCTGCTTTCATTGCGTCTTCCTCTACTGCTTTTCTTTGCCTATCTCTTAAGGCTTGTATTAATAACTGAGTATTAACCTGACCTTCACCAGCACCAACACTTTGTTGGTATGCTTGTAATATGTCTTGATTTGTTGCTGTTGCCATAATAATTCCTTATTTAAAAATCGTTACTACCTTGTATTTTTAATGCAGAGGCATGCACCCTTGCATTTTGAGTATCTTGATTTGTCCAAACAATTCCACCTCCAGAAGTCCAAGATAAAACACCTGCTGTAGTGCTACCATTCAAATCTTCAACAACCTTTACTATATTGTAAGAACTTGAAGAAGTAAAATAAACCCAAAAAACTTGTAAATTTTTCTTTGAGGTTGAATGTTTCCAATAAACAGTAACCATCCAAACAGTACCTAGTGAATTATCGTCATTATCTTGATGGACTATAGTCATAGACGAAGAATTAGAAAGAGATGTGTTGCTAGCTAAATATGTTGTTGCTCTTAATAATTTAAACGTATCTATATGGTCAAATTTTACTGAATGTGTAGCTGTGTTTATTGGATAATGATTATCTGTATGAGCGGTTCCGTCAGAGGCTGGTCTATATAAAGTTTCTACCTCAGATACACCATGTATTTTAGTCCTTGCTTGATTTGTATTCGGAGACAACGCCGAAGAGGTACTTAAACCAATGTCTATAGTTCCAGTTGCTTGCATTATAATTGCAGTATTTTGAGATTGATTGTTGTTTACAGAATCAATATAAATACCATTGGAACTTTTTATCATTACACCATAACCACTGCCTTTTGAATGTGTATTGTATTGTTGAATTAAAATATTATTATGCTTAGCACTTGTATTGCCAGCGTCTGCTTTTATTTCTATTCCATTTGTATCAAAATTATCTGCAATACTGCCATCTTCGCTAATTTTATTGTAAGCAAGCATTTTTGAATATCCAAATGCACTTCCACTAAATCCAGAATCTCCGCCTTGAATTGTAATTGTTTTTGGTGCTGCTTCAACTCCCGTTGCATTAATAATAGAATCGCCAAGCGAAGTAAGATTAAATGTAGAAGAATTATCCCAATCAAGAGTAGCGGTATTCCAATCACAGTTCGCAGTTGTTGTTAAATTAATATCGTTTCCACCGCTTACTAAAAAATCTCCATCTGTAGTGTCTATTGTTACTTGGTCTAACGTTGTGGCTCCATCTACGTCTAACGAACCAACGTTTGTAATATTATTTCCGCCATGCGATTGATTACCAGTAAAGGGAACAGAGCCGTCACTATGAATAAAATCAGAATCACTTAATGTATCTTCTTTTTCTTTTATTTCATTTGAAATTACTTCTGCTTGTGTTGTTGCAGATGTTTCCTGAAATCCTACTCTTTTCCAGTTGTTTTCAATTTTTACATATTGAACAATACCAATTCCATCTAGCTCTATAAATGCAATATCACCATGAAATCCTTCCCTAGAGTCTGGTATTCCTTTTCTAATTAAAGGTAGATTTGATTTTCTACCGCTAAGTGTTCTTTCTTGCCTTGTAAATGCCATTATTTCACACTTTTTGCTCTATAGACAATAGTAATGTCGTTTATCTCAAAAGAGGACGGAACTAAGCCAATAATAAATTTAGAAGAACTGTTTGGGGTTGTACTCCATGCAGGTGTTACAGTTGCTACCTTAGAACTACCTACATAATCATGTATTCTTGTTGTTTCACCCAATCCATTTCCGCTCCATATTGTAATTTGCATATTATTATAATAATCATCGACTGAAGAAGCACCTGAGTCTAGTGTAATATGAGTTGCATCATCAGCCCCTTGAGCCGTATTGGCGCGAACATTAGAGTTAATATTTAATTTTAAAGCAAATGAATAAATATTATTTGCCTCAGAGCTAGTTGTTGGTTTTAAAACCGCTGTTGTCCAATTTGCAGACGGCAAAAGCGATTTGTAATCTGATAAAAAAGTAGAATAATTAGTTCCGTCTTTAAATGTTTTATCATATGCTGTTTCTCCATTTACATCAAAAGTACAAACTATATTAGGAAGTTCATTTGCAGCCGTTCTATAAGTTATATATACTTTGTATATTTTTTTTCTAATTGAAGGGTCACCAAAGTCAATATCTTTTGTAATATATGTAAAATCATGAGTAGTAGACGGTAAATGGCTGTATTTATAGACAGTAGAGTTTGTGCCACCAATAAAAAACATATTGTTGTCTCCATCTACTGCTAGCCTAGTAATTTTTCTAGCATCATAATCTCTATATGCATTTAACGTATTTCCCGTAAAAATCCACGAGCCTAATTTTAAATTATAAACGTATATTATTCCATCGTAGTTTAAAAATACAATTTGATGTTTTTTAGGAGCATATCCAATAGAAGAGTCCTCTATTCCGCTGTTAGTAATAAAGGTTCTCCATGTATCTTCGCTAATAACTGTTCTTCCATTTTTTTCTAATAAATTAACTACCTGGTTTCCTGTAAATAAATACGCACCATATTCATTAAAAAATGCAATTCCTTTATCTGTTTTTATACTATGATATTCATTTGCAATTCCATTATATGGATAAATATTTTCTAGAAACTCAGAACCTTGAGCAACGTTAATCACATACAGTGTTTTTTCTTTAAATTGCAATATTCTGTCCGCAAATGATTCCAGTTTAACAATATTTTCTCCGTCTCGCACCGCAACATCAACAATACTGTCTTTATTTGGAAATGTATCAAAGCGATTAACCATGCTTTTTAACATTCTATCTGGATAAGTAACGTTGTCTTGCTTAACGTTTCCAACATACGCTCTTCTTCCCTGAACGGTTCCTGTTTTCCAAGATGCTTGCAAAGTATCAACTTTTTGATAAAACCCATTTAAACTTTTCCAAGTATCAACCACATTTGCCCTTTCAGGAGTTATTCCAGTAATAGCAACCGCATTGGCAAGATTAGTTGTTGTGTCTGTTACATCAATAAAACTATAATCGTATGTTTCTGCCTCAGGAAAAAACTTAAAACCTTTATCAATAAAATTAGATTCTCCAATTAAGTAATAATTATCATCATCTGTTTTTTTATAATAAACGCGAGAACCTATAATTCTTTTATCTAATCCATATGTACCGCTTGGCTTAGCATTTATATATATGTCAAAATTTAAAAGAAGAGTAGAGCCAACAATTGTAACTTGATTTAATTCTTTTGCATAACTGTCACTTGAGTCTGTGTCTTGAAATTTAAATGGCATAGATTCTTGTTTTTCATCGTCAAATAACCAGGTATAATAAAATGAATATGTACCTTCTGTATAACCTATGCTACCAGTATTTTCAATTAATACTGGACCACTAATATAGAACTTTGGAACATCTGTATTTGCGTTTCCATTTGTTGCATTAATTTGGGTTACTGTAATGCTATAATAATCATGGCTATCTCCATAAGCTGGAGGTGCGCCTGTTTCAGAAGTTTGCAATCCTTGTTCGCAAACAAGAATATTCCAACCCACTGCTAGCTTAGATACAGGAACTTGCCATTCTCTGTAATTGCTTGAATCTCCACCTAGTTTTACAGTAACAACATTTACCCTATCTAATTCTTCTTGCCAAAAATACACACCAACAGCAACTGATTTTTTATCATTAATTGTATAATTTAAATTAGCAACTGAACCGTCATCTTTAATTTCGTTTGATGCTCCGTTACGAGCATTAAAACCCTCTTTTCCGCCCATTATAATATTGTTATTTAAAAACAATGGATACACATCTTCAGCATTTGCGTAAACTCCGCTACTACCACCCGTATATTTTCTGTAATCGTCCATTAAGTTATCGGATTCATTTGGAACTTTTGCAGAATCATGACTGGCGTTAATTGCAGTTCCATCTGTTTTTACTGACGTTACCCCTGCAACTCCAACTCGTAGATTTACTGCATTATTGTCAATTAAACCGCTTCCAATTGCGCCTATATATTGTGCTATATTTGAATTTGGACCAGTGCTATCAGATGCTTTATTTGGAGTGCTAATTAAACAATTTCCAGCACTTGGAGTCGCTGGATATGCGTTTGTATCTACCCAATCGTTTATCGCTTCTGAAGAACCTAGTGAAGAAAATGCAGTTCGATTAATATACCCATACCATCTTCCAAGAGAGTTTAAGTTTTTATCTCCAACTCTTAATATACCATCAGCAGAAAAAAACACAGGCTTAGAACTACTTGCTACTGTTATTTCACTTGCATTCCAACCAGAGCTATCTAAAACATCAATGTTTGTTCCCTGGTCATATAAAAATATTAAAGTTTCAGAACCAGCGCTATTGTCTATTTTCGTATCGCTACTCATTACAAATAGCCCATACTTATTTACTATGTCCCCTGTTGTATTTGAGCCTGTGGTGGTCCCAGTATCAAACTGTCCTAAAGTTGTTAACTTACCAAGGTTGGTAATGCCAGCTTTTATATCTGACGCTTCTTCTTGGGCTATATCTCTAGGGTCGGCGTTAGAATTTAAACCACCATGAAAATTTTTAATAACATAGGTCTGCTTTGCCATTATTGACCACGAGCTAGAAATGGAGCTAGCGCATTGTTGTATTCTGTAAGCAACTCCTGATATTGAGCGCGATGAAGTGTCACTAATTCTGGGTCTTCATCCTCGTTGTAAAACGTTATTGCTCTAAATTTTAATCTTGAGCTAGCACCTAAAACTAAGGCATGTTCTAGCTCGTCAGGGAACTTAGCAACAGCACTATCGCCGTGTTCTATTGTTGGATTTTCCATTACATAATATCTTGCTGGATTATTAGAAGATGGTTTTGGATGCACATAAACATCGTTATTCTCAAATGTCCATCTAGGAGCTTCGTCTGTAGCATAAAAAATACTATGTGGATTTTGTATTTTCCCATGTAAAGAGGCATCAATAAAAACACAAGACAAAAACAGGTTTGAGGTATCGTCGTCTTCTTTTCTTTCTACTAAAACTATTCTTGAATTTTCTAAATTACTAGCAATAGGATTAGATTCAACATTAGATGATTTTGTAGCAAATTGAATAAATATGTTTGGTTGAACTTTATTTATAATATCTTTTGCTGTATCCTGCAACGCATCTTGTATAGCTTGCTGATTTGCAGACGCATCATCAGAACCCACACTTGTAACAGCTCCAATTATATCTTCAATTCTTTCTTGAAAAGTTGCCATTAATCATCTGCTCCAGTTAGGTTACCAATAGAGCCATTTCTTGTTGTAACAAATACTTGCATAGGATTTGGAACCAAATGAGGCATTGGTTCTTTTGCTCGCGAAGTGTCAATGTATTCTTGTTCCAGCTTTTTTGCTAATCCCATATGCCCGCTACCAACTTGAAGGTTTCCTCCAAGATTTAAAAAATGACCTAATGTATTGTGAATTGCCGCTGGAATTAATTGTTCGGGTAAATCTACCCTACTAGCTATACTGGATTTTGGTTCTGGTTTTGCATAATAGTAAACTTTTAGTGCATCTCCAGAATCAGGATTCTTTGTTAAATATAGCTTATGTGTGTCTTCCTGCCAAAATCCACCGCTAGAATACGCAGTTGTTCCGCTAGAAGAATCTACTGCCACAGAAAAACTGTTAGCGTCTACTTTAGTAATCACAAGTCTTTTGCTATTTAAGTGAGATACCTTACTTGCTGTTGTATAATGACCTTTTATTTCGCTAAAAATAACATAATCTCCAGTTTCTAATCCATGAGAGGCTGATGTTACTGCACTTGGGGATGCTGATGTAATTGCTGTTATGGAACCTGTTGAAGTATCTGTTTTTATATAGTATCCAATTTTAGAAACATCGTCATCTTCAACATTCGATATAATTGCAGATTCATCCACAAAAGGAACATCGACTTGGTCCAACTCAACCTTGTAAATTTGACCTGAATAATTGTTTTTAGTAAAAATATACTCTTTACCGCTAGAGCTGAACGATTGAAAATCCTTTTTACGGACTGCTCTCATAGCAATATCATTTACAGCCTGGTCAAAATAGATTTCCATTAAATTGTGAGATACAGGAATTTCAATTCCACCTGCAACTACCCCTGCATCAATTAATTCGTATGCTTCTTGATATCTCATTAGTATTTCTTTTTACGTTTTTTACGGATTCGCGATTTTTTCTTTCCTAACGTAGTTGTCATTCTTGACGAACCATCGCTAAATGTTGTTGCTCCCGTTCCGTATGTTGTTTCTTTCATATTTTTTCCTATCTTGAGGGCGGTCTCGATTGCATTGCTCTCTGCCGCCCCCAAGCGATTATTAGGTTTTAGACTAGCTTTAAGACAGCATGTGTTTGTTCATTACGAATCTCAACACCAACTTCCATTAGCCATTCATCAGTTTGACCATCACGACCATCTTTAACAATGTCTTTACGAAGTTGCATGTTACGACCAGCCAACGGGCGAATTGAAAAATTCGCAGGGTCAACCGCAACAGCGTAATCTTCTAAAGAGCCATTTAAGTATGGATGAGGGATAAAGTCTAACTGACCAACTGGACCCATGTAAGAACGAACTCGTAGACCAGTTGCTGTTTTTTCACCAGTATCGTAAAAACCAGTATCTGCACTTCTTGTAGCAGCAACAAGCTTAACAAGCCACTTATTAGAACAAAATACCGTTTTTTTCATCGAACCTGAAACCATGTCATGAAATAGATACTCTGAAACACCATCTAGGTTAGAAAGACCAGAGCTTACAGTCCATTGCATATTGGTATTGCTAGCACCATTCAAAGATGTTACCGCACCATTAGTGCTACTAACATCAAATCCTTGAAAGGTACGTTTTGGGTTTTCAGCAGTAGCATCAAGAGAAATTGCGCCATTTGTTAAGATAGCCCATTCAATATCTCCTTTGATTTTTGCTAGCTTTCTAGCTTGCAATCTTGCTAGCTCTGAACCACCGTAGTGTTTAGATGCTTTCGCAGTTCCAGTTACTGTATATGGCTCGCGAAAAATTTGCGTACAGTTTTTCAACCTACGAACTTTTTTACGAGTTTCTACGCCAACAGCAGAACCTTCAGCAATACCTGCTACGCCATTTTCACGCATAAAATAATCAGCGTCAGCAAAAGTAACTTCACCAAAACCGCTAGTTGCACTATGAGTTTGATACCCATAATACGATGTTGCAGTTCCATTGTCGTAAAAAAGACCAGCATTTGCGACGTATTCTAATGTTAAAACACCAGATGCGTCTGCTGTAATTAAATCAGAACCATCAGCACAGGCTTCTACGTTATAAGCATCAAGACTAGCATGGGCATGCGCTCCAAGAAACTGAGCCATTTTATCTGTTGCACTAGCATGGTTCACATCTTTACCAACCGCAATACAAATGAAATGAGTTACATCAGTTTGTAAAGCAGCAGAACCACCTGCAATGCTAGCAGAGTAGATGCCACCAACTTCAAACATTTCCATTTGAGCTTGTCTTTCAGCTATTAGAATTGTGTGATGACCATTTATGCCACCTGTTGCTGTATCGGCAACATCTGAAGTAGTTACATTGAACTTCTCACTTTTTTTAATCATATACTCGTCTTCCATCCACTCGAAAATAGGGACTGGAGTCACCACTGACTTCATTCCGAACATAGAGAAAATGGGAGTAGCATTAGGATTGTAGTAATGGATTTTAGACCCTAATTCAAGAACTTGCCTTTGA